AAGCCGTTGATGTTGAATGGAAAGTTCTTACTCCAGAGATTATGGCTGAATACCTACAACTCGTTGAAGAAGGTAAAGCTCCTGCGGTTGCTTATTATGCGTTAACCACACCCCAGTATGAAAATTTATCTATGAATATGGCTGAAATAACTAGATATACTAAGAACATCCTATCTATTGTTGAGTATTATAAAGAATACGATAACGATGAAGAATAGACAATGGCACGGTGGTAAAGGCAGTAGACCAAGACCCATGGACCAAGACAAGTTCAACGAGAACTTTGATAAAATTTTCAAACATAAAAAGAAAGCTATTCGCAAAAAACCACCCGCGAACCAAGAACTCCACTCATAAGCTTTTCTCCTTTACTTTTATTTAATCGCTTTTCTTTTCAAATGGTCAGCGTTTAGCATATACTTGGCACATGGCTAATGGAACGATAGAAGCATACGAACCCTCACCGTTGGAAAACCAACAACAAGCTATTGCTAATTTTCTATTAGATAAAGGTCTTATATCAGATAACTATCGTGCACAACGATTAGCGGAAAACATGACGTTTATGTCTGAATTTATTCCAGGATTCGGTGACGTACAAGGATTACGTGAAGGTAAGTTCATGGTAGACGAAGGTAATCCTATGATGGGTGGAATAATGATGGGAGCAAGTATGTTGCCTTTTATTCCTGGGTCAGCACTTATGCGTAAAGCTGAAAAGTTACAAGCAAAAATTAAACAAGAAAAATTTAACGAACAACGTGAATTAAGAAACATGGGCTCTGGTGATGGGAATGCGGCACAAGAAGCTGCAGAACGAGCTAGGAAAAAACATCAAAAAGCACAAAGACAACTTGACGAAATGATAGCTAAAGAAAAAGCTACCCCGAATCTAGAACCAAAAGTAACTCCTAAAGAAACACCGAAAGTAGTACAACAAGAATTAAACCTTAGTTCTTCTCCAACTATACCTAAATCTATGCTACGGGACATGCAAGACGATTATATAAAATCAAGAAAAGGTCCGACAGAAATACCTCCTGTTTTATACGACCGAAGAAGTGTGGATGACGAAGCTTTAGATTTTGATAAAGCGTTTTTACGTGGAGAATACACAACACAGGGCTCAAACCCTAATTTTAACAAACCAGGAAGTATTCAGTTTACAGGTGAAAAATTACCTATGCAGTACACGTACGCAGACGGTTATGCAAAGTACATGAATGACCCTAAAAAATTAAAAGAATTAAAATTAGAAACAGGTCCTGATTTACGTTATAGCACACAACAAGACCCGACATTAATACAAGACGTATTCTCAGGACAATACCCTGAGTTAAAACAATTATTTCATGGAAGTCAAAACAAAGGAATTAAAAGTTTAGAACTCCCAACAGGAAACACAAACGTTTCTACAGGAGGTATATTTTCTACAGTAGACCCTGCAGACCCTCGATTTAAACAATTTGCTAAAGGTTTAAAAAGTAGAGGAGCCGAAGGTTCAGGATATGTTTTAAAACCTAACTTCAAAAAACCTTTAGATATAAACGATATGCCTGATGATATGTTAAAAACATTACAAGACATAGAAATGTATAGAGGACGTCCTAGTAGGGGCGGAGCTAAAAAACTAGATTTTGATATAAACACTGTATTACGAGGAAGCCCTATGACAGGAGGTAAAACACCTTCTGGAATAGATAAAGAATTTGCAGATATTTTCACAGGACAAGGATACGATGCATTACGTTTTCCGCCAAGAGGAATGAAAGGAGAACGAAGCACTATGTTATCATTAGACCCAAGTAATTTAGAAATAGTAGACGAAATACCGTATGACCAACTTGATGATTTTATAAGAACATTATTAAATGACCTCTAACGCTGATAAGCTAAAAGCTTTAAAAAACATAGACCTATCACATTTAGATAAAGCAGAAGCTAAAGAGTTTACTGTTTTATTAGAAGAATTAACTAAACGTGAGTTTCAAGAAGAATCAACAAGTACCTTTATGAATTTTGTTAAAGCTATTTGGTCTGAGTTTATAAATGGCGACCATCATGTAAAAATGGCTAAAGCTTTTGACGACATTGCTAGTGGTAAGTTAAAACGTTTAATTATTAATATGCCTCCTAGACATACAAAATCTGAGTTTGCGTCTCATTTGTTTCCTGCCTATTTATTAGGTAAAAACCCTAAACTAAAAATTATAGAAGCTACCCACACCGCTGACCTTGCAGTTAACTTCGGTAGAAAAGTTAGGGATTTAATTGACGGAGAAGAGTACAGAGAACTGTTTCCCGATACAGAACTAAAAGCAGATAGCCGTTCTGCTGGTAAATGGTTAACTAATAAAGGCGGAGAATATTACGCGGCAGGTATTGGTGGTGCATTAGCAGGAAGGGGTGCTGATTTGTTTATTATTGATGACCCACATTCTGAACAAGACGCTATGTCCGATAAAGCCATGGACGAAGCTTACGAATGGTTTATGTCGGGTCCTCGTCAAAGGTTACAACCAGGAGGTGCAATCGTTATCGTCATGACCCGTTGGAATAAAAAAGATTTAACAGGTAGATTAACTAGGAAAATGGCACAAGACGAAGGCTCTGACCAATGGGAGATTATTGAGTTCCCTGCTATATTACCTAGCGGTAAACCTCTTTGGAAAGAATTTTGGAAACTGCCTGAACTTGAAAGTATTAAAGCTTCCGTTAGTCCGTCTAAGTGGGCGGCTCAATACATGCAAAGACCAACAGGAGAAGGTATTTCGATCATACCTAAAGAATGGTTTATGGTTTGGGAAGAAAACACACCACCGAAATGTGATTACATAATTCAAAGTTATGATACAGCGTTTTTAAAATCAGAAAGAGCTGACTTCACGGCTATAACAACTTGGGGTGTTTGGTACCCTGATGGAAAGATAGGTGAAGAAATATACCACGGGAATGAAGCACATTTAATTTTGATAGATTGTATAAAAGAACGTTTTGATTTTCCTGAATTAAAAAATGAAGCACTACGTTTGTATGAGTATTGGACTCCTGATACAGTAATTATTGAAACGAAAGCTAGTGGTATACCATTAGTACAAGAATTACGTAGAGTAGGTATTCCTGTAAACACTTTTAGTCCAGGAAAAGGTCAAGATAAAATCGCAAGATTAAATTCTGTATCACCTATTTTTCAAGACGGACGCGTTTGGGTTCCTGATAATCGTTTCGGTGAAGAACTTATGGAAGAAGTTTCTGACTTCCCTTCAGGTGAGAATGATGACCTTGTTGATGCTACAACATTAGCGTTAGCTAGGTTTAGAGAAGGTGGTTTTTTACAATTAACGAGTGACTATTTTGAGGAAGAAGAGTATTATGATGGGGAAAGGGTTTATTATTAATCAAAATCATACTATGATTTATCAACATGGCTATTGAAAAACAAGCAATTTCGGCAGTTCCTAATAATCAAGAAGCAGTTGAACTTGAAATCATGGAACAACCTGAAGAAGAAACTGAACTTTTTGTTCAACCTGACGGTTCTATTATTCGTGGAAGCGACATGGAAGACGAGACGCCTTCTAAGTTTGGAGAAAACTTAGCAGAGCAATTAGAAGACAACGAATTAAGTACAATAGCTACAGAATTAGTCGGCTCTTTTGAAGATGATTTAGATTCTAGAAATGATTGGTTCACAACATACACCGAAGGATTAGATTTATTAGGAATAAATTCCGATTCTAGGTCACAACCTTTTGTTGGTGCTTCAGGAGTTCATCACCCGATACTCGCAGAAGCCGTAACTCAATTCCAAGCACAAGCATACAAAGAAATGCTACCCGCAGGTGGACCTGTCGATACAGAAGTTTTAGGAATGACTGATGATGCTAAATTAGAAAAAGCAAATCGTGTTAAAAACTTCATGAATTATCAAATAACTTATAAAATGGAAGAGTATGACCCAGAAATGGACCAGCTTTTATTTTATTTACCGTTATCAGGTTCAGCATTTAAAAAGATTTACTATGACCCTTCTTTCGGACGGGCAGTAGCACGTTTTGTTAAATCAGAAGACTTAGTTGTTCCTTATTACGCAGTAGATTTATTAACTTCTCCTAGAATTACACACGTAATTCACATGAATGAGAACGAATTACGTAAACTACAGATGTCTGGTTTCTATAAAGACACCGAAATGATGAGTCCAGGAGGCGGAGTAGACAATACTGAGGTAGATGATAAGATTGAAGAACTTCAAGGACTAACTAGAACTATAAGTGATGAAGAATTTACTCTTTTAGAGATGCATGTCGACCTAGATTTAGAAGGATACCAAGATACAGACGAAAATGGAGAAGAAACAGGGGTAGCATTGCCTTATGTAGTAACTATTTGCAAAGATAACAACAAAGTTCTCGCAATTAGGCAAAATTACAAAGAAAATGACCCTATGAAGAAGAAAATAGAGCATTTTACGCACTATAAGTTTCTTCCAGGACTAGGTTTTTACGGTTTTGGCTTAATTCACATGATGGGCGGCTTAACTAAGTCAGTTACAGCTATTTTACGTCAATTAATAGACGCAGGAACACTTTCTAACCTTCCAGCAGGGTTTAAATCTCGTGGATTGAATATTCAACGCCATGATGACCCGTTACAGCCAGGAGAATGGCGAGATGTCGATGCTCCAGGAGGAAGATTACAAGATGCTTTCCTTCCACTACCATATAAAGAGCCTAGCGGAACTTTAGCTAGTTTATTAGGTTCATTAGTTGATTCTGGTAAAAGATTTGCGGCTACAGTAGAAGCTCCAACAGGCGACGGCAACTCTGAAGCTCCTGTCGGTACAACAGTAGCACTTTTAGAAAAAGGACAAAGAGTTATGTCCGCTATTCATAAAAGATTACATTACGCACAAAGAACCGAGTTTAAAATACTAAAAAGAGTATTTAGTGAGTTTTTACCTCCTGAATACCCATATCAGGTTCAAGGGGCGTCAGAAAATGTATTTAAAGAAGATTTTGACAGTTCTGTAGACGTTATCCCTGTAAGTGACCCAAATATCTTTAGTATGACCCAAAGAATTACTTTAGCTCAAACACAGCTGCAAATGGCACAAGCAGCCCCCGAATTGCATGATTTACGTGAATCTTACCGAAAAAT